AGTTTGATCAGAACAATTGGTCATGGTGGGATAAATTTATCATCGCTGTTTTGAAGTGGCTAGGGCTTGTATCAGAAAGTCAAATGTCAATGCTTTCGTTCCCAGTGACTAAAACAAAGGCATATATCTTGAGCAATAATCACGTTCTGGCTAATGAGAATATGGCCAAAATAGGCGATGCTATTTGGCAGCCTGGAAGATATGATGGCGGCGGCAAAAATGATGAAGTTGCAAAACTCACCGAATTTGTACCAGTTAGCAATAGAAAGCCAAACAAAGTTGACATCGCCATAGCAGAAATAACAGTTGATTATGATCCAGCGATATATCAAATTGGCGTACCAAAAGAGCCGAGATATGATCTTCAAGTTGGAGAATATCTGCAATATTCTGGAAGAACTTTGGGATACAAAAAGGCAAAGATCATTGCACTTGATGCTTACACCGAAGTTGAATATGATATGGGTCTAACAGAGTGGGAAGGTCAGATAATAGTCGGCAGGTGTGACGATGGATCACCATCTTCTGAAGGTGGCACAAGTGGGTCACTCTGGCTTGATATGGATAAAAGACCAGCTGGTATTCTTTATGCAGGATCTAATGAAGTTACTTGCATAAATCCAATCAAAGAAGTCCAGTTGGCCCTAAAAACAAAGATATATTTTTGAGTATTTTTACTCAAATTTTTATTTATTGAGGGATTTCACTTGAAATACTGTGGCTTTGATGTTGCGAGGATGGGAAACGATTATTCAGTGCTGATTAATGTGGATCATACCGAAGGTAAGTTCACCGTTAGGCAAATTGATTTCTTTTCAAAAATGGAACTTATGGAACTTTGCGGATGGAGTATTCAGATCTTCAAGAAGTTAATCCCTGATAAGACCATGGTGGATATGATTGGGGTCGGTGCCGGCGTGCATGATCGTTTGAAAGAGCAGGGCTTCCCAGTTGTTGGCGTAAATGTTGCGGAAGCGCCATGCCGTAATGCTGAAGATTTCAAGAATAAAAAAGCTGAGATGTATTGGAACTTGAGGGGGCTCTTTGAGCGCCAGGAGATTATAATCCCGAAGATTCCCCACCACACCAAATTGCAAGCTGAGCTTTCTGCAATGAAATACAAGTATGATAGTTCAGGGAAACTGCAGATCGTTGATCCTGAAAAGTCGCCAGACTTTGCAGATGCTTTGGCACTTGCATGTTATGGCCCTATAATTAGCGCCAGGGTGCCGGGAGTCGTGATGTTTTGAAAGGCCGAAGATCCAAGTTCACAAAACAGCAGATCGCCATGTGCAAAAAGCATCTTGAAGATGGGAAATCCTTGAGAAAGACAGCACAAGAATTAGGGCCGGATTGGGACTTTCATACAGTGTACTATTATAAGAAAAAGTTTGCTAAACAATAGTGGAAGTGTTAAAGAAAAAGGCCATTTCTTTTAATAGAAAGTAAAAATATTAAAGGGAACGTTAATAGAACTTTTTTTTGCCAAACATTAGCTCAGTCAAATAAACTTTCTTGAGTTCTGCTTTTTCTTCAGGTGTCAATACCTTGACAACTTCTTTCATGGCGGCTTTTGCCTGGCGTAGCTCTTCAGTTGTCATTTTGTCGCTTCTCCTGAATTTCTTGTATCGCAGCATAATACTCTTTGTGTTTTTCAAGCTTCGTTTCTGCAAGTTCTCTAAACTGCATTAAATTGTTTTCACCGTAGCCGTTCACATGTTGCGATAATCTTTCAAAGTTGTCAAATGAGAATCCTTTCATTTCATTCCCTTTATACTCATACAACTTTAGTTTGCCCTTCACAAGAGCAATTTCCAAAGCCAAATTGTTTTCATATTTTGACATCAAATTGAATCCGGCTGTGTTCATAAACTCAATCATGTGTTGTCACCATATTTACTATAATTATGTTGTATATATACTTTACTATACCCGAAAAGTATAAGTACGGTGGAGTTAATTCAACTATGGTGAAAACACATGCATAACACAATTTGGTATGCTGGAAAGGTGTGCGGCTTTGTTGCTGCAATTGAAGACCTGGATGAAGCCCAGGAAGTTTTGGACGCCTACAGGAAGGATGGCAAAAAAGCATGCGCCATACACAAGAGGGGCGTAGCAAGAATCTTTGTGGAGGGGTGCTGCTGATGCCAAGATGTCCAAACTGTGGAAGGGAATACACAGTTGCATCAAACTACACAAACCATGTTAGGTGGTGTGGCTTTGGCCAAAGAGTTGACGAATACGATGCAAGGCTCAAGGAGATAAAAGCTAGGGCGGGGAAGTGTTATGGGGAATAATTTTAATTTTCCTATTTTTCCTTTTGACGAATATATGTCAGAAGGTGATGATGAAGATCCTGAAGAAAATGGATTTATCAACTATGTGAAGAAAAGATGGGCCGAGGAGGCTGATGCGTAATGTGTATGAGTGAATTGGATAGGCAAGTTGCAGCACTGGACCGTATGGACAGGGACGAACTCCGAACAGCTTGCGAGGAGCAGATTATGGAGAATATGGCCCTAAAAACAGCGCTTGATGTTGCAAAGGCAGAACTTACCGATGTTAGGCTTGTAAAAAACGACTACGCTAAGATTGTGCTTGGCGGCATTTATCAAAGTGCATGTAAAGGAGGATATACCATGAGCTTTGATGAAATGCTGAAGTGCATGAGTGGTTTTTCCCTGGGAATGAGGGGATACCAATTCCTGAAGGCCATTACAGGATGAATCAGATTGTTGACCTTTTGCGAAAGCATAAGAATGAGCCTAATGTGATTCAGTACATTGCGGACATGCTTGAAATATAAAATTTATTTTATTTTTTTTCCAAAACACATATAAATTTTTGGTACACTATAAGTATTAATATTGACGTTTTTTGATAAAATTAATCCCATTGCGCTGACAAAACAAATCGGCGCAATGAAATCCCAGATTGATGAACTTCAAAAACAGATGTACATAACCGGTAGTAACGGCAATATGTACCTCACTGAAAGAACGGACCCTATTTTTGAAGAAATTACAAAAGAACAGATCTTCCAATATTGCCAAAGATCGCCATTGGTGCAGCCGGTGCACAATGCGATCATACGTGAAATCACAAACACACCCTGGATAATAAAGCCTCTTTTCAATTACAAATGCATTAATTGTGGGGAAACTTACGATCAAAAACCTGAAGGTGAAAAATGTATTTGTGGTGGGGAACTAAAAGAGCCAGACCCAAAACAAAAGAAAGTATTTACAGAGTTCATTGACAATCCAAATCCTGAAGTGGACTTATATGAGATAATCCGGTCCTATCTAAAATGGGTACTCTCGATTGATGATGCGTACATCTCGGTGTCCTACATAGGCCGAAACAAATCCGGCAAGATGATCCTCTCCAAAAAGCCCCTGGGATTGTTCGTTGAGAATGGGCTACTTATCAGAAAGATTGAAAGAGAGGACAACGAATACGGGTATTTCTGCCCCATCTGCAATCTTGAAGATCACGAAGATAGCTTTTCAGAAGAGATGGGTATTTGCAAACATCACAAAATCCCCCTTTGGGAAACTGCATATGTTCTGGTACAAGGCAGCACTATCACAAGGCGCTATTCAAAGAAGGAAATTATTGAGGGGCATTTCAATAGATTGCTTCCTGAGAAATATGGAACACCTATTCTCTTATCTTGCTTGGATCAAGTCAAAGTAACAAAACAAATAGATCTATTCAATTTGGGTAACTTTGAAGAAGGCAAACTTGGGAAGATTTTTGCATTTAGCGGCACAACACAATCTGAAGTTGAAGCGATAGGTAACAGAGTTAAAGAGATTACTGAAGCTGCGAGGAAACTCAAGAAGAAGATCACCAACATGTGGTTGGCCGCCCCTGGTGACTTGGAGATAAAAGATGTTCTTGAAGATCCATCAAAGTTGGAAGCATTAGAGTGGCACAAATACTACCGTGATTTAGTCTTTTCATGCCATGGAGTAATGCCAGTTTTTGCCGGATCGGTTGAATCTGGAAAAGCTGGAAACAATCCAGGATTGCAAATTGAAGTGCAGCACGACACGACAAAGGCCTGGATGAAAGTATTTACAGAGCCAGTCAACACGGTGCTAATGGATCAATTAGCCATAACTGATTGGTATTTTGACTTTGAAGAAGTTGAGATTGCTGATGATCGTGAAGATGCAGAGATAGAAAAGATTAGGGCCGAAACTGTTGCAATATACACTCATTCAGGATATGAAGTTGAATTCAATGACGATGGTAGTTTAAAGCCACCACGGAAAGTCGAGAAACCTGCTAATCAGCAACGAGTGGAAAACGAATATTTTACTAATTGGCAATTACAAGAGAAAAGCATTTCAAAATCTGAAAAGCAGTGGCACGACTACATACCTGATGCACTGTTTGACCAGATACAAGATTCTTTTATTGCAATTGCTGGAAAATATGAAAAGAATGTTGCAAAGGTATTGGAAGAATATGAATCAAATGCGGACAGGAGCATGATGTTTCGTACAATTGAAACAGAAATATCTGATGCCTCAAAAGCCTTTGACGCAACGTTGAAGTATTTTCTTTTCCCAATTTATCACGATTCTTATCTACGAATATGGAAAGAATACTCAAAAAAGCTCACAAAATCAGCGCTTGACAAACCAGACCCTTATGCGCTCGCATATTTGCAAGAATATTTTGATAAGTATGAAACGCCTTTCATGCGCTCATGGTCTATGAAAGAAAAAGAAAAGATATTTCAAATTATAGAAGAAAACGCAAAACAAGGATATAATCATCAAAGAGTTTCCTCAGAATTGAGAAATTATTTTCTGATTCGTGACGCATACTATTGGAAGATGGTGGCACGAACCGAGGGTACGAGGGCATTTGTCGAGGCCGGAACAAATGCTGCAAACGAGCTCGGTGCAACTGAAAAGAGGCTCATTTTCAGGGACGATGGCAACGGTTGCGAGTCATGTGCAGATGCCGCACTTGAAGGTTGGATGCCAATTAATCAATCTCCTAATGTGGGAGATATTCCTATTCACCCTCATTGTAGGTGCTATTATGAATATCGAACAGATTCAATGAAGGAAGGTACATGATACAAATTCACATCGATGTTAAAGGCGATGATGCAAAAGCATTACTGGCAAAAGCACCACACGAGTTGAACAAAATCTTGGAGTCAAGCTTTGCAGACTGGGCTTTGAGAACTGCAAACAAGGCAAAAGGCAGAGCGCCATATGTCACAGGAAATCTTGCACAATCAATCATGGCGACAAAAGAAGGCACTGGGGCGAGTACATCGGCAAACGTTGAATATGCTAAATATGTTGAACCTGAACCATTAGGGGTGCCAATGACTCGGAAGATGACGAGAACTCAATACCTATACAATTCCGCAATGGAAGAACTTGACACCATGGTAACAAAGTTGGAAGAAAAAATTAACAATTATTTAAACAGGCGATAACTATGTTCACCTTTGAAGGCGAATTTGCCAAAATGGACGATAAAAAAGACATGTATATCTTTGGCCCTGCATCTATGGAAATCTTGGATACGCAAGGCGATATAATAAAAATTGATGCCATCAGGAAGGCCTTACCCCAGCTATTGAAAAGAGCCAGGCTCACTGTGGATCATTCTGATCAGATTGTTGGCGAGCTACTTGACACGCTAGAGCTTTCAGGGAAACTGTACAAGACTGAAGTCAGACTACCCTATCCCGAAGAACTTACAAAATTCAAAAATCTTGAAAATGACAAAGAAGCACTCTTTGTTTTGGCTAGAATCTGGGACGATACTGAATATTGCAAGAAGATCCGAAAGTTAATTGCAAAAGGCCAATATAAGAAATACTCAATCACTGGCAACCTTCTTGAAGCAAGGGCATGTACAAGAGAGGAGTATTGTGGAAGATTAGTTTCTGAACTAAATTTGTCAGCAGTTACAATCTGCCAAGCCGGAGCAAATCCGGCTGCAGAATTTGATATTATCAAAAGAGATGATAAAATGACAGAAGAAAAACCGATTGAAAAGATTGAAGAAAAAGCTCCCGTTCCTGAATTCCTCACAAAAGCAGATTTTGAGGCATACAAGGGCGAGACCTTTGCAAAGATAAACGAACTTACAGTGCTTATGAAAAAGCAGTTCGAAAGAAAAGAAGAAGATCCAAAGATCGAAAAAGAGGCCAAGAAACCTGAAGAAAAAAAGCCCGAAGGTATCACGGTCGATATGACAAAGATGAAGGACGAAATCAGGGAAGAACTCAAAGCAGAGTTTACCGCAGTCCAGAAGTCAAAAGATGTTGAGGTAAAAGAGCCAACAACTGAAGAGCTTACCGCAACACTTGCAAAAATTGAGCTAAGGTGAAAAATATGACAGCACCATTTTTTAAAAGTTATGAGGCAATGTTAGATTATTATTACTGGAAGCCACTCAAGGACTCTGGCTTTGATGTCAAAGTCCTCCAGAAAACAAAGAGCATGAGTGAACTTGATGAGGAGATAGACAACTTCCTTATACAGAAAGCA